TGGGGAATACGAGGGCAGGTATTCAGTTCTGCACGGAATGGGACTCAGGCCAGGCTACACAGAGTTCCCTTTTGGGACCTTCAAGAGAGACAACGGGTTTGTTGAAGTTTTAGGCACAGCGAGCGCCTCCGTCGGTGGTGTCTCGAAGATCTGGGTTCCTCCAGAGTTTATGTGTTCCTCCATGAATGTTGTCACGGACTCTAGTGCTGACGCTAAGAGATTTGACGTGAGGCCCTCTGAGGCCGGGTATAATTACACTACTACATCTCTTTGGTCAATCATTCAGGGAGAGTACGGAACTCTGAGCACCGAGGACCAATGGGTAACAGCCACCCTTGAGAACTCTTGGGCTGGGGGAACCACTAATGCCCTCGACAGGTGGCCACCAGCTCAGTATAGGAAGGACAAGTACGGGATAGTCCACCTTCGTGGACTTGTCTTATCTGGATCTTCAGCTGCCGCAAACATCTTCACTCTCCCGTCCGGATATAGGCCAGCTGCGACTCTTTTGTTCCCAAGGCCAACCACTTCAGGCACTGGGGTTTGCAGGGTTGACGTAACATCAACTGGCGGTGTGGCAGCCACTAATAACGGGTCGACAACTTGGAATTCGTTGGATGGAATAGCCTTCTACCCCGGCTAAGGGACGCGACTCGGTGCTACCATTTAGGCATGGCCCTTATAACATCTGATGACATTGCCCTCCTGCTAGGGGTTACTTATAGCGGAGATGACGAGGACAGGGTCAATCTCTGGATAGATCTGGCTATTGGTGAACTCGAAGCCTGGTTGGGTAGGCCTATCCAGGTAGAATCCTTTACTGAAGTTGTGATAGCTGACGCTGACGGGCGCGTTTTCCTGTCCAACACCCCCGTTGTATCCATTTCTTCCGTTGAGGTGGACGGCACGACCCTCGATCCCGACTCGTATACGGTCACTCCGTGGGGGCTAGAGGGTATGTGGCCCCGCAATCAGTATGGGGTTATCGACTACGGATTGGATGACTATGACGACTTTGACGACCCAGAGATAACTGTCGAGTATACAGCTGGGCTAGATGAACCCAACGGGGTGAATTCTGTCATAGCTTTCGGTGTTATGAGGCTTTGGGGTGAAGCCGAGGCACGAGCAGCCACTCAGGCAAACGAAGTGACAGGCATTAAGGAGATGAGGGTTGAGGATTATTCCCTCAAGTTCTACGATGGCGACACCTTTCAGTCTTCGTCCTATGGGTCTGGAGCGAACCCCTTGACGGTTTTCAGATCAGATAAGGATTTCAACTCGATCAAGAGGTACAAGAAGAGGGTTTCAGCGTGACGGACCTATTCTTCAAGGCTCAGGAGCAGGAAACGTACAGCGAGAGCGATGTTCTTTTAAGGTTTTTGAACAGCGTAGACCCAGGCCAGCTAAGTAGCGATATTCTTGACTCTATGGGGTGGGGCGATGGGGACCCGATTTCTCTGACGATCAAGAGGCTCAAGGAGTTGGCTGAGCTATGGTGACCATGCCGCGGACCCCTGGGATTCTGTTCATTGGATCCAAGATGGTTGATACTTGTGTGGTTAAGCGCGACACGAGGGGCATCCAGGACGATATCTTGGATGAAACTACAGGAATGCTAGTTAGGCCAGCTGATGACTATGACACCACTGTCTATTCCGGCAAGTGCTTGATCTCTTCGGTTAAAACGGGAGACAAGGAACTTAGGGTTGCTGACGCCCAAAAGGACCTGAACTACTATCAATGCATTTTGCCTGTCGATTCAGATACGGGCAAGATTCGAGAAGGTGACGTTTTGACTGTTCTTACATCACCTTACAGCGAGGGTTTAGTTGGCAGAGCCTTCCGTGTGACTAGGATGGATACCACCACGCATTCCGTGTATCGAAACCTACTCTTGGAGTTTGTGAGCGACTCCATAGGAACCCACAATCCGGCAGTCTGATGAAAATCACAGTCACAAACGATGCTCACTTGATGGCAGCGGAGTTCAACAGGCTTCAGGTTGAAGTACCGTCGCGGGTTGCTGTAGTCACTTACAGGGGGGCCGTCCTACTCAAATCAATGATCCAAGCTAACGCTCCGGTCAGAACCGGGCGCTATAAGGCCAGCATTCGCATCGAGAAGGACTGGGTGGGGAGCTTCTACTTCCAAGCGGAAATAGGCAGTGATCTAGACTATGGGAGGATGCTTGAATTCGGTGGCGTGCAGACGCTTCCGAACGGAAAGAAGGTGAGGCGATCCCCTCGACCCCACTTCCGCCCAGCCATCAACGAGTTTGAACCAGCCTTCGTGGCCAGCCTCAGGAACGTACTAACTTGACAGAATCAGTAGTGCAACGGAGACTCTTCCTGAAGGGACTTAAATCCCTTCTGGAAGTAGAGCTAGGGATACCAGTTGGGATCAGTCGCGCTCCAAGGGACGGGAATGGGGAATTTTTCGATCCTCCATACGCTTGCCTGCACCCTGTTTCTACGTTCAATTTCGAAGGCCCCCCACTTTGCAACCCTGAATCCAGCGCCACCTTTGAAATCCAGGTCGACTACCATGGACTAAGGGACGATCAGGCCGAGTTTCTTGGCGACAAAGGATTCAAGGTTCTAGTAGGTAAGGATGCCCACGGGACACTCTTGAATAAAGTCGAGTTCGAGGGCGGGGTCGTAGTCAACCAGTTTGCCATAGGTGGTACTGGAGGACTAGACAACGTGGGCCAAATCTGGACCAGGAGCGACTCCTTCGGGTTTGCTGTCACGTCAACGTAAGCCCCTGGGTGGGGTTTGGACCTTGGCTGAGATGTAAACTCTAGGAAGAAGTTCTTTCACGATCACAGGAGACCATACAACATGGCAAGGTACTTCCGAAGGGGAACCACCAAGATCTACTTCGTTTCCTCCATCAGCTCCGCTGCTTCACCGACTGTCGCTGAGCTTTCGGGTGCAACAGAGCTGACGTGCAGCATTGCGGAGATCAGTGGATTCGCCTTCCAGAACAACCCTATCGACGTTCCAGACATGTGTGCTGAGTTCGTCAAGAAGATTCCGGGCGAAGACACAGCAGACGACTCGGAGATGACGTTCTACGAGGACAACACCTCCAACCCGCTGCTCACCACCCTAGCTAAGGGAGCAGAAGGCTTCGTGGTCTTCTTCCCATACGGGATCGGTGGAGTCGCCCCCGTGGCCGGCGACGACTGCGAGGTGTGGCCAGTTTCTGTCGCTAAGACCACCAGAGAGTGGAGCGCTGGTAACGACCCGGCTCGTTTCATGACGACCTTCACGATCACTAACGTTCCTGGTTTGGCTGCTGAAGTCAAGCCTTGAGCTTAGCCCGCTCCTCCGCCCCGAGGCTTCCTTAGGTTGGGAGTCTTCGGGGCGGAGCCGCGTTTACAGGGATTTGCGATAGCGTAGCTTGCCAGCATCATAGATGCGATGCAGCCCGTTAAGGTTAGCCAGTTCCCTCTCGGTGAGGCCCTCTTCAAACAGGAGATCGGGGTCTTCCTTGAATCTCTTGAGACGGTAGTTAAACTTGTGAACCCTCTGATCCCCGACGACATACTTGTAGTCTGGGTCCAGAGTAGCTTCTAGTTCGAATCCGTTAGCCTCGTAGAGGCCCCCATCTGATACACACAGGTCAGCAAAGGACGTTATGGAAGTAGCCTCTAGCTCTCGTTCTGCTGCCCTTAGAAGCTTACTGAACCCTCCGGGGATGGTCACGCTGGTGGCGTAGCGTGTCAGCAAGAAGTCTCCGGGCTTTGATGGGTTGCGAGCGAAGAGCATCACTGCAACGAGGGAGTCTCGGTGCTTCAGCCCCCAGGCGCGTCCAATAGACGGGGGGGCTCCCTGGATGTGGTTCTGTCGTAGAAACTCTGTGGCTTCCATTGGCTGTACCCCTACCACGGAGCACTTTCGTGCCCCCACGGAAGCTTTGGACAGCCCTAGCTTGTGGACCAACATAGACTCAACTTGGGGGCGTCGGTGGAGCCACTCGTCTTCCCAGATCTGAATGAGCCTCAAGTCGGCCTCCGTGCAGGCCTTCAACTTCTCAGCATGGTAGGTCTTCCCTACGAACCTCTCTGAATGCCAGTAGATTCCGTTGAACTCGATAGCGATGCCTTTAGATGGGACCAGGATGTCTAGTTCCATGGGTCCAATAGCTGTCCTGTCGTTTACTACTGTTTCAACAAGAGAGGAAACGTATTCTGCCAGCTCCTGTTCGCGAACGGAACTCCCCCCACCGATCGGGGTGGTGATAGCGGCCTCTAGATTCCAACCGTATTCATGGACCCTGGAAGCCAAAGTAGTGAGAGAGACGACACATCTGGAGTCCTCTGCCCAGCCCGCCAGGGTTCTTTTTTCCCCAAAAGCCTCAAAGGACCCCCTTCGTCGCCCTAGCTCCTTCGTGAGCGCCTCCTCGAAAGGTAGACCATTGTAGATTCGAAGGGACAGGGTTTTCAGGCTTGGGATGCAGCGCGGGTCAGCAGACCACTCCCTGAGGGTCTTTGTCTCTCCGAATGCTTCGAACCGTGCTTCGACTTCCAGTGGGGCTGTTATGGCCCTCTCGAAGTCCCAGTGCCTGCCGAGCCTGTCTCTAACGACGGACTCCTTGACTATGGACCGAGGGTCCTTGATCCACTCTTTCAACGTCTTAGTTTCTCCGAAGGCCTCAAATTCAAGGAGTTGTTTTTTAGCCTCCGTAAGAGCCTCCTCAGCATCCCATCCACGGGACAGCCTCCCCCTAAGCGTGTCGGCATCCACGTTGCTCCGTTGATCCTTCGCCCACTCAGCTACAGTTTTGAATTCTCCAAAGATTGAAACGGTTTCAGCGGTGGGGATAGTGAGTGCCTCCTGGAATTCCCAGCCCTTCCTTAATCGAGAATAGAGGACGTCCCTAGAAACCGCACACCTGCTGTCCTTGATCCATTCGGAAAGAGGTTTGACCTCCCCTAAAGCCTCGAAGGTTTTTGCCTGTCTGGGTCGAGTCGTGAGTGCCTCTTCCGAATCCCAACCTTCTTGAAGGCGTCGATACAGCACGGCTTCACTTACAGCACAACGTGAGTCCCGAGCCCATTCGTAGGCCGTTCGTTCTTCCCCGAAGGCTGTCAGGAGAATAGGATTAGAGCCCTGAAGGGACTCCTCTACGGTTTTCCCGGAGCGAACCCTCCGTCTTAGGGTCTCAAGATGCACCTGGCATCGTGGATCTGAGGCCCATTCCTTGAGCGTCTTCCGCTCCCCAAAGGCTTCAAATGTCGAAGGGGTAGGCATAGCAGCCTTCAGTCTAGCTGACCCAGCTTCGCTCCTCGGGGGGTAGTGCTATACTCCTACCTAAGACAAACTCAACAAAAGGACAAGTGGAATGGCAAAGAAGAGCTTTGCTGATATCAAGAAGCGCAAGAAGCCTGTCGTCAAGAAGGTTGAGATAGCCCTGGATGGCGACAGGGCTGACGAGTTCAATGAAGCTCGCTCATCCTTGGAGCGGGTAACGGAAGCCCTGAAGGACTCCCCCGGCAGCAGGGCTCTGAAGGCTGAGAAGCTTGAACTTGAAGCCCAGGTAGAGAAGCTTAGGGCAGAGATCGAGGACGATGTAGTGGTCTTCGCTTTCAGGTCCGTTGGAAGGTTGAAGTATGAGGAGCTTCTTGAGGAATGCAAGCCTACCCAGAAGCAGAAGGACGATGCCCTGACTCAGGGTCTAGCTGAGCCAGCGTGGAACGACGACACCTTCCCTCCCGCCCTGATGGCAGCTTCCATTGTCGAGCCTGAGGACATGACCGCTGAGGACATCTATGACATTTGGGATTCCGAGGACTGGAACCAAGCTGAGCTTGCCTCCCTTTTCCTGGCAGCCATTCAAGCGAACGCTGAGCGTAAGGTCCTCGACCTGGGAAAAGGATTTGGGTAGATGATCAACTTCGGGAGGAGCTAGCTTTTTGCACTCCGCTCGGAATACCTCACAGTGAGTTCCTTTCTTGGGATCCAGACGACCAGGATAAGGCCCTGGCCTACACCAGAGCCAAGGCTGAAGTTTGCGAAATGTGCGGGTCCAGAGAAGTCGACTGGATAGACCCCGAAACGGGGAGGCTGATGGACCATCCACCATACACGCCAGTTGGCATCAAGTGCCACGGATGTGCTGAAATCGAGTCCTATCGCACTTCCACCTTCGGAGAAGACGGCATTCCCCCCGGAGTTCGGGTCATCTTGTTCCCTGATAGCTTGGTTGACCAGGATGGTAAAATCCTCAAGAGGTAACTTGAACTCAACCAACGGGAAGCCCTATGGCCGTTAGAAATATCTCGGTCGTCATCTCGGCTAATACGAGCCAGTATATCGCTGGGTTGAAGCGCGCTCAATCTGCTACCAAGCAGTTCAACCAGACGGTCCAATCCACGGCTCCAGGGGCACGCCAGGCAGCTCAAGCTCAGGATCAGTACGCTGGGTCTATTCGCAACGTAGAACGAGGCATGAGTGCTGCTTTGAACGCCAAGCAGCGATACACGGGAGCCCTGAGGATTGGGGAGAGAGCCACGGCAGCCATGTCTGGCCAGACTTCCCTCTTAGGCAAGGGCATGGCTACCATCAAAGCTGTTTCGATGGAAGCAGTGGGGGCCTTGATTGGATTCTCAGCTATTCACGCTGTGATCACTTCGGTTACCAAGGCCTTCAAGTTCGCCACAGATGCTGTCGTCGGATTCGACAAGGCGATGGTTGAGTCCCTCGCTATCATACCTAAGGTTTCAGCTGCCACAGAAAAAGCTTTGGCGGATCAGGCGAGACTCATCTCAAGTCAGACAAAGTTCAGCCCCGCTGAAGTGGCAGAGGGTTACTACTTCCTCTTGTCCGCAGGTCTCGACACCTCGGAGAGCATCAAGAGTATCGGTACAGCAGCCGAGTTCGCCCAGGCTGGCGTTATGGACCTAGAGGAAGCTACTGAGATTCTTCTTGATACCCAGACAGCTCTAGGGTTGAGGTTCAGGGATGACCCTGAGAAGTTTGCCCGTGAAATGAAGCACGTTGCTGACGTCATCACTAAGGCTGCTATTGACTCTAACGCCACGGTGGAACAGGTTTCCGAGTCCTTCACTAACAGGTTCGCTACGATGCTCAGCCTTTCAAAGCGTTCCGTTGAAGAAGGAGCGGCCATCATCGAGATGTATGCCGCCATCGGCATCAAGGGCAAGGTAGCTGGACAGCAGGCCTACATTGCCCTCAGGGATCTCCAGAGGGTAGCTACAGAAAATGCTGTAGCCATGAGAAAGTACGGGATTGAAGTTTATGACGCCCAGGGCAACGTCCGCAACCTCGTTGACATCCAGGAGCAGCTCAACAAGGCTTTCAAGGGAATGTCTGGAAGGCAGCAGCGTGAGGCCTTGAAGGAGATCGGGCTCCCGGACAGGTCCGTAGCGGCCCTTTTGCCCTGGATCGCCAGCTCCTCCAAGGACGTGAGAGCCTTCTATGATGGAGCGAAGAAGTCCTACGGGATGACTGAGAAGGTGGCGCAGAAGCAGATGGAGTCCATCGCCAACGCCATGAGTAAGGCTCAGAATGTTGTTTCAGGTTTCTTCACGACCTTTACCAAAATGGGGAAGTCCATTGCCGCTACCCTTATTGACACTATCGGCCCAGCCTTCTCATCCACAGTGAAGAACATCCAGGAATTCGTGAAAGAGTTTGCTATCCCGGCCTTGAAGCCCTTCGTTGGCTTTCTTGGTGGAGCCTTCTTGGTCACCCTTAAGGCCGTGGGCGCAGCCTTCGGTGCTATCACCTTCGCCTTGAAGGCCCTAGGCCCGTTGGCTGGACCCCTTATCGCTCTCATCACCGCCATGAAGCTTGGCAACATGGCCGTCAACGGCTTCGCCAAGGGATTTGGACTGGTGTCTAATGAAGTCACCCACCTCAAGGCTGGTCTATCAGGACTAGGGAGCCAGAGAATCTCCCGGTCCATGCTAGAAGGTGCTGGCGGAATCATTGGGGACTTTGACCCCAAGAAGCTTGGTATCGGAGCGCAGACGGTAGCTGGTTACAAGAATGCCAGGGCGGCAGGACTGGGATTCACGAAGAGTACCGTTGCCGGTATGAAGGCTGCTGGAACATCCACTAGGCAATTCGTTTCCACCTTCAGTGGAGGCATGGGAGGCATGGCCTCTAGTGCCATGATGGCTATTACCGCCATTGCGGGGGTCGTCACGGCCTACAAGCAGTTCCAGAGCGAGGCCAAGTCCATGGGTCAACAGTGGGCTGAGCTTATTGATGAAAAGGTGGACAAGAGCACCATCAAGGGCCGCGAGGATGCCATCAAGGGATACCAGGATGCCATCAAGGCCGTCGAGGCCACACGAAAGTCTGCTACGAGTGCAAAGAACAAGAGCTTTTGGGAGAAGGCAAATCCTTTCTTTGACGTCTTCACAAATGACGCTGCCACTCAACAGAAGAAGGCTCTGGAGGAGTCGCAGGCAGCAGAGCGCAAGGCCATCAAGAACGCTCAAGAAAACTACAAGATTCTGGCCAAGGAAACGGGCCTTGGGGTTGCTGAGGTTCAGAAAATGGCGGAGTCCAAGGGCATGGACTTCTTCGAGAGCGTGAACAACCAGAAGTCCAAGGACGCCCGCAAGGACTTCAAGACAGACATGAAGGAAGTCGGAGAGGCTGCCCTTGGTGCTGGTTTCAGCATGGAAGAGGCAGCGGGCATGACCGAGGACGCCTCTAATGAGATGGTCGAATCCGCCAACAAGATCAACGATGCGTTCAAGGGGGCGCTCCAGGAGATCGTAGATCCAACTAAGATCGTGTCCAGCATCAATGCCGTCTTCGAAGCTGCGGCTTCAGGGTATGGCGCTAGCTTCTCCAGCGCCTTCGGTAAAGTTCAAGAGGAAGCTAAGGAAGCTGCGTCCAAGACTGCCGAGGCTGAAGTCAAGAGTTACAACGATAACCTTGAGAAGCGCATCAGCTCCTTGAAAGACACGAGAGACAAGATCAAGAAGGGTGCCTCTGATGCTACGATCGACGGCCTGGATGCCCAGATTGACTCTCTTGAGAAGGCAAAGAAGGCCAAGGAAGACTTCCTATCAGATGACAATGTAACTGCTTCCACGGGGGCTTTCCTCAAGCGTTTGACAGCTGAAGCAGACAATGCCAAGAAGTTCACTGATGGACTTTTGACCATACGTGAGCGGCTTGCCAAGAATGGTGTTGGGTCGGCTCTTTCTGACGAAATTATCACCCAGCTCGCCTCCTTGGGGGCTGAGGGACTCCCAATTATCGAGTCCTTTGTTTCAGCCAGCGAATCCCAGTTCCATAAGATGAGCGAGGCGCTTACGGAAAGCGTCAAGAAGATGAACCCTAACCTGTCGCCAACGTGGCAGGAGGTAAAGACACGCATTGCTGAAGCTAAGACTCAGGTTTCGGAGATCGGGGTCGCCCTCGTTGGACTGTCTGGAAATGCAGGAGTAGCGAACGCTGGTATCACGACCGACCAATTGAAGAAGTTTGCATCTCTTGGGCCAGAGTTTCAATCCATGCTCGTGACAATGTTCAGGGAGCTGAATGCTGGCGAGGTTGGTGGTCAGGAGATCGCAGACGGAATCAAGTCCATTTTGGACGCCAAGGACTTTGGTCAGGGCAAGATTCCAGAAGCTATCAATGAGGCCATGGTCCTGGCTCATGGCAATGCAGTTGGGGGTACGGCTGGCATTATGGAGGCTATCACTAGCGGAATCGCTGCCAAGGTCCCAGAAGTTAAGGCCCTTTTGGATTCTTTGGGTCTGGGTGACGTTGCTAACATTCTCGGGATAGCCACAGCCCCCCAGGGTGGCGCTGGCGGGGGAGGAGTGCCAGCCAAACCTCGAACTTCCAACCCGCGTTCAGGGTCGAAGTCTAGTACTCCTGGAGGAATGCAGCGATCCAATAAGTACAATAATGTACAGGGGTACACTGGGTTCGTAAAGAACGGGAAACCTGTTCTTCGGATTCCTGGCGTTTTCCAGTATGCCTACCACCCGCGTGGGCTCACTCTCGGGACCGAGTGGTACGACACTGAGCGCAGAATGTGGAGGGCTGCTGGCCTTTACGCTAACGGTGGCATAGAGCAGCACTCGGCTCAGATTAACAAGGGTGGAATCAGAGTTTGGAGCGAGCCAGAGACTGGAGGGGAAGCCTACATCCCACTGGCCTCCTCTAAGAGATCACGCTCGACTTCGATCCTCGCTGAGGTGGCTAACCAGTTTGGTTACTCTTTGACAAAGTTTGCCAATGGTGGCCTCTACGGGACCGCTGGGGCTAGCATGGTCGGGGGCGGGGCTTTCGGGACCTCCCACGCTCAGGCAGCCCAGACTGTGGTTGTTCCTGTCTCCACAACGAATCAGACTAACTTCAACGGACCGATCCAGGGTGTAAACATGGAGGACGCTTTGAGGTTCGCTGAGCGCAAGAAGCGTCAAAGGAGGCTGACGAGATGAGTGACTTCCAGTCAGAGGGCACCATCACGAGGTCTTGGCTTTCCTTGGCCGACTTGGCCGTAGCCCCTTCTTCAGGTTATTACATTCAGAGGGATGGCTTTGGGCCAGGTGAGGTGTCCTTCAGGAAGACCAGCGCCACCTCCCCATACGTTTCTGGGCAGACCTTGACGCACGCTGTGAAGGATCAGCAAACCCTAACCTTCAAGGTGAGGGTTGTCGGATCTTCTCAGGGGCAGTTGCTATCAAGAATGGAAGAGTTGGCAGCAGCAATGGAACAGTTCAGCTTCACTATGAAGTTCTGGATCAACGGGGTGTTGTACCAGTACGAGTGCGATGCCTCAGATTATGCTGTTGGTGACGGTGGACAGGTCGAGGACTTGTGGTTGAGGTCGAACACTCAGTTGATGAGCTTCAACGTCCCCCAC